GAAGGCTTTGCAGTTTTGGAAACGATGCCAGGCTGGTATCAAATAACCTTATCGGTGATTGTGGCGGCATCCTTTGGGGTGCGCTCAGTTATCGGGTTTATGAACAAGACGAAAAAATAAATGCCTTATTCCAAATATAATTTTAGACCAGGAATCAATCGGGAAGGAACTGATTACAGTAACGAAGGCGGTTGGTATGACGCCAATTTGGTACGTTTTCGTCAAGGCAGGCCAGAGAAAATAGGAGGTTGGACCAAAGACAATGTTAATACTTATCTAGGCACAGCTCGTGCACTGCACAGTTGGGTGGATTTGGAGTCTACTCGATACCTTGGACTAGGGACAACTTTAAAATACTATGTGAATGAAGGTAATAGTTATTATGATGTAACGCCTATTAGAGCCACAACTTCGGCCGGAGATGTAACTTTTTCTGCTTCTGATGGAGACGCTACAATTACTGTAGCCGATACTGCACATGGAGCGGTTAAAAATGATTTTGTTACTTTTAGCGGTGCAGTAACTTTAGGTGGGCTAATTACTGCTAACGTTCTTAATCAAGAATACCAGATAGCCACTATTGTCAACGCCAACAGCTATACTATTGAAGCCAAGGACACAGATGGCGATACAGTTACAGCTAATAGTAGTGACTCTGGTAACGGTGGATCAAGTGTTGTTGGGGCTTATCAAATTAATGTCGGACTAGATGATTATGTTTCTAGCACAGGTTGGGGCGCAAGCCCGTGGAGTGAGGGCACTTGGGGAACTGTAACTGCTCTGTCTGATACTAACCAATTAAGACTGTGGACGCACGATAACTTTGGCGAAGACTTATTAATAGGACCTAGATACGGAGGTATATATTATTGGGACTCTTCTTCTGGAACAAGTACCAGAGCCGTTGCTTTGTCGGCTCTTTCAGGAGCTAATTTGACTCCAACAAAAGCGCTGCAAGTCATGGTCTCAGAAAAAGATAGACATGTTATCTGCCTGGGAGCAGATCCTTTAAATGCAGGAGGAACAGCTAGAACAGGGTCGATAGATTCTTTATTTGTTTGCTGGAGTGACCAGGAGAACGCGGCTGAGTGGGAGCCAAAATCAAGTAACACATCAGGTTCTTTAACACTTTCATCTGGCTCAGAAATAGTCGGTGGTCTTTCTTCAAGAGAAGAAACTTTGATTTGGACAGACAGCTCTTTATACAGTATGCAGTTTGTCGGTCCTCCATATACGTTTGGCGTTAATTTGGTTAATCAAGGTGTTGGATTAGTTGGTCCTAAAGCAGCTGTTAATACGCCTTTGGGTGTGTTTTGGATGGACCAAAAAGGGTTTTATTCCTATGACGGAAGTGTCTCGGCTGTGCCTTGCTCTGTGCATTATTATGTTTTCAGTAATTTTAATGTAGGCCAAACGTATAAAGTCTTTGGTTTTCTTAACAAACAGTTTAATGAAGTGGGATGGTTTTATCCTTCAGAAGACACTACGGAAATTGATCGTTATGTCGTCTACAACTATCAAGAACAAACCTGGAGTATTGGTCAATTAACCCGGTACGCTTGGATAGATCAAGATATTACCTCTTATCCAAGGGCAACTTATAATAGTTATGTGTACAAGCATGAAACAGGAAATGACGATGACGGATCGCCCATGGACAATGTTTATATTGAGTCAAGTGATTTTGATATAGAAGATGGAGAGTTTATTTCTTTCGTAAGAAATGTCATACCGGATGTTAAATTTACAGGGGACGGTGGTAGCGACCAAACAATTAACTTTGTAATGAAGTCAAGAAACTTTCCAGGAGAAAGTTTATCGACAAACACTACTCAAACAGTGACCAGCACCACCACTAGATTGAACACAAGAATAAGAGCAAGGCAGGCTGTTCTCAGAATAGAATCCGATGATGACGGTTCTACAGGAACAAGAACAGGGGTTGGATGGCGTTTGGGAGACACACGATTAAATGTTAGGCCTGATGGTAGAAGATAATGGCTAAATTATTAGAAACTCGATTACCTACTGCGCTCAATGAAGTTGAACCTGCTCTTTATAACAGAATGATTAGAATTTTAGAGATCAATCTTGGAAGATTTGATCCTACGGCAACGCCACAATATAATGATAGTACTCTAAACGAGAACAAATATGCCGCTGGAGACGTTATTTGGAATACGTCTAAAAATGTTATACAAATATACACAGGAAATAAATGGCAAGACTTGTCTACTAGAACCGAAGTCGGATTATCCGCAACAGGTTCAGTTGGAACTTTAACTGTAGCTACAAATGGCTCAACAACGATTAATTTATAATGCCTATACAAAAAACTAACGGAGGATATAAATGGGGTAAACACGGAAAAGTTTACCCAACCAGAGCAGGCGCAGCAAAACAAGCCAGAGCAGCTTATGCCTCTGGTTACGAGGGCTATGCAGGTGGAGGTATTATTAAAGATCCATGGGTCAAGGACTGGCTTAAAAGCATGGGACAAATGGGCATTATGTCTAATCCTAAAGCCAGACAACTCTTACCTTTAATAATGGGCATGAAACAGAATGTCCCACTTAAAAATATAGGTAAGTTCTATGCACAACAAGCAGCGCGAAATCAAGGCATACAGTCTTTGTTTAAAAAAGTTGGTCCTTGGGGAACATTATTAAGTAATCAAGGAGGGCCTTTGGGATTAGGTATTCTAGGCTCAAATAGACCTGTGGGCTCAAAAATACAGCAAATACTATTAGATCCTAGAGTGGCTGGCAGACTTAAATTCGCTCAAGCCTTTCCACAAATAGCAGGTCTTGGTTGGCTAATGAACAAAATCTCACCAAGAATAGAAGGACAAAGAGGACCTCTTGGACAAGGACTAGGTCCACAACTAGGAAACCTGGCTTCTAAGTTATTTGGAATAAAAAGCACGGAACAAGCGAAGAAAGATTTTGGTACAGGAATAATGGGCGGAACACTGGGGCCAAGAATAAGAAATTTACTTGGTTTAGGGAGCAGAAAAGACGAGTCTCCTATACAAGAAATAGAGGTCACAGCACAGAAAAGACAGACTCCAGAAGAAGAAGCTGCTGGGATACACCCTGGTGCTCAACAGCGCTTTGCTTCTTGGTCTTCTCCTTTTGCCGCTTCTCAGTCCGAAGCTCCTCCTCTTCTAAGTGGTTTAGCGGGGGTTGATTTTCCTAGCACCTCTTTGCGAGGACGTTTTCTTCCAAGCGTTGACCAGTTAATGGCCGCTGAAGGAATGTCCACAGGTTCTTTTTTTGGAGATGATAACTATGCCCATTAAAAATAACAAATACAGTCTTGATCTTTTGCTACAAAAAATAAAAGCAGATAAAAAACGACTAAAAGACAAAGCACAGTTTATTTGGCTGATTGGCAGCCAAGCTAAAGGTACAGCGAAAAAAGATAGTGATACTGATTTGCTGATTGTTCAATATAAAGATAATATGGAAGATTGGAAACAGGAACTACGTTATTTCGCTAGTTTTCTGCCCGGTATTACTTTACAGACACAACAGTTTTTAAGCGATCAGTGGGAAAGTAATAAAAGAAAAAAATCTGCTTTTTATCAAGGAGTCATAAATAAAGAAGATCATATTGAAATCATTACTCACAAAACATGATAAAATAAAATGCAAATAGCTATACACAATAACGGAGAGACACATGGGATGGCTTGATGATTGGTTAGAAACATCGCCTTTTGGTGGATGGCAAGGAGTTCCTTCTGTTGAATTTGATCCCTATTCTGCCATACAGCCAATAGACGTTACAGGAGAGTTTAAAGGAGATGTTTCAGACATATACGCTCCTTATACCTCTGATAGACCAGAAGACATGTCTTACCAAGACTGGGATACACAACTGCAAGAAGGATGGAACGCTGCTCAAGCTCAAGGAAGCCAAGGCGCTGGCGGTATTCTTGATTTCTTCATTCCAGAGGCCTCGGCAGCAGAACCAGGGGAATTTGATTGGTTAGATATTGACTGGGATACTCCTGAAATGAAGGGAGACGATCCAGACTGGAGTTCTCCAACGAGTATGAGCTCCGGAGACTATGCAACTTCTTTAGATCAATTATGGTCCAGCCTTTTTCCAGAAGAAGGAGGGGATACAGGGGAATTTGATTGGTTAGATATTGACTGGGACACTCCTGAAATGAAGGGAGACGATCCAGACTGGAGTTCTCCAACGAGTATGAGCTCCGAAGAATATGCAACTTATTTAGATCAATTATGGCCCAGCCTTTTTCCAGAAGAAACAGCAACTGGACCTCTTGGTGGTAAAATTGGGCCTTGGTTGAAGAACCTTTTCTTAGGATCAGGTGAAGGCGGAGGCGGAGGCGGTATACTGGGTAC